GACAATTCTTCTTTTGTAGAATCTTTGGCATAATACATCTGATCCGCATCATAAATGAAATCAATACAACTGACAATAACTTCCATAATGGTATCAATAGATTCACTCTGCAAATTATCAAAGTTCTTTACCATTCCCAAAGTTGGATACTTCATTACAATACCCAACTTATCAGTAATTTCAATCTTACTGTTGTGTTCTGGATTAATAGTTGGTTTAATATCTAAGATGTTCAAATCAAATTTGACCAAACCACCACAAACTTTATCTTCACCTTTATCATCTTTAACGGTGTTGTTACAGTTGTATTTTAAATTTACAACCTCACCAACAGACCTAGCACGAAGCTGCATGAATAGATGTTCAAGGTCGAATGTTGGTAAATCATCAACATCAATATCCGACAGAATACAATTATTCAATACTTGTTTAACCACATCAACTGTTTCTTTTTCATCAGTTGACTGTGAAGCCATTAGAAACAGCTTCTGCTCTTTTACAAGAAACGGTCTGTATTTTACTTTTTTGCCCGATGAAATCAAAGTTGTTTCATAGGTTGGCACATCAATTTTTGGTAACGCCATTTTATATCCTCATGTTATAATTAAAAAATTGTCCCTGCAAGTGGAGCAACTATAGCATTACTAATAGATTGTCCTGCCTTGTCAAAGAATTTGGCAGCTTTAACTCCAAACAAAGCAGCAGCTGCCGCAGCAATGTCATAACTTCCAGAATATACCACACGGTATTTTTGGAAAGTAAATTGTACAGATACTCGGTGAAAACCTTCTTCACTCCAAGATAAAGGTTGAGATGCGATTGAGACTGGAAAAGCATCTCTTAATTCTATGACAAATATCTTTTTAATAAAATCATCATATTGGACAATTTGAATATTTGTCATGTATCTTGTTTCTTCGTCTTTAGCATATCGTAAGTTGTTTGTGTCTGTTGGCATAATTGCTTCCATCCAACGTTCAAACAATTTACGTTCAAAAAATTCATTTGTACATACAAATGTTAATGTTGTTTCTTGATATTGTGTTTGGTATGGTACCTTAAAACCAGGTCCATATATCTTAGCATCTTGTGTTAAGATTGATTTTCCAGGCAATTCAGCTGACTCGCATTGTAGTGCCAAATATCTGGAAATGGCTGGATTGGAAGTTCTAGTTTCTTCTCTCCCACCGCCAGTAATACTATTGATATCAGCTGTAATATCTGCAATGATGTTGTTTGGTATATTAAAAAACTTTTCTAAAGCAGAAGTTTCAATAAATTCATTGATGTAAGTTGGAATAGGAAGAATAACTTCATATCGGCTTGGTCTGGCCAATCCATCTTTTGCTTTAATATTTGATAGAAATAGTTGTGGTGAGAATGACATTAAAATTGTTCCTCAGATTCGGCATGAACTTTACTTGCTGTTGCACCAACAAAACTTTCCATTGGTAGTAATGCAGCTATGTCCCATTCGTCAGCAGATATTTCTAAAAACCTTGATTGCACCTGACTAAAGAGATATCGTTTAATACATGGCTGTGCTTCGAATATCTTTGAAGCGGAAGCCAAAGCGGCATAACTCAACCTTAACTTTGTAGTCTTATCGAATTTAGTATTATTTGCATAATCACTTAACTTATCCAATAAAATAATTCGTTGCTTTGGGTGAATGTAATGTAAATTCAACCCTAAAAAACCATCATTGTATTGTTCTATTGGTAGTACCAATGGGAACCGGTCGTAGTATGGCATCGAATCTTTTGTCTTGGGGTCATAGAAGTAAAAATACATCTTGCCGATTATGGTCGAATCACGTAGACGGGTTCTATCCTGTAGTAACGCTTGGCGACTTGGTTTCAACTGAGATACCTTAGATTGTAGCCATGCCCGTGCTTGGTTTGTTCTTGGAGTCAAACCTTGTTTTCTTAACGATTGATTTATTCTGTCTAGTAAATACGCCATGTTCTATTTATGTCAAAGACCAAGTTCTTTTTCTGTGATAACTTTAAACTGCCACCCGTGTTCTCTACAGAAAAGGTCTGCAGCTCGCCACTTCTCCTGATTGATAGCATAAGTGGCTGCCTCTTGGATGAATCTTTTTGTCTTACGCCTTTGTACTGGCATCTTGGTCTGAGCCAATGGTTTTACCTCTAATATATAAGTAGTGACCTTACCATCTTTAAGACGCATCTTTACAATAAAGTCTGGGAAGTATCTGTGCGTTTTATTGTCCACGGGAGACACGTATGGTATTGGCAGTTCTTCGGATGCCCACCAGATAACATTCGGGTGGTCATCAAAATACTTCATAACCCTCAATTCCCAGTTGGAACGGTATATGATATTTTTTGAATTCCCGTTGTACTTGGATGGGTTCTTTGGTAAAAAAGTTCCTTTATATGACATAAATAGTATCTAGGCAACCAAAAGGCAGACAATGGCATTTTTCTCACTTACAGATATAAAATATATTCCTGGTCAGAATAGGAATTTTGAAATCAATTCCGACCAGTTTAATATAGACAATAAACGCTATCCTATTGATATTGGTTCAACGGATAAAGGCCATTATATGATGTTTTTTATCAATGTGCAAGAAAGAACACAAGTGGGTGGTTATAATTATGACGATACGGCTACAGCAAAAGTATTGGAAAATACTAGCGGATCACAGAATGCGATTACTGGAGCTCAAGAAATAGTTACAAATGTGTTGGATTTTGTGGCAGAAAGAAATGCTATACAAGATGAAAGTATAACTAGATACGAAGGTAGTTATGATGGCTCTGCCTCTGATGACGGAACAACGGCTGGTATTTTGGATGAAATCAATTCAAAGAATACACTTTTTAAAGCCGGTCAGTATGCTAAATCTATAAAAGAATCAGACCTTTTAAAAAGAGGAAACTTTTTTAGAACTGTAAAAAGAACAAAAGATACCATTGCTTTGTACATGCCAGATACATTGGCCTTTGATTATAGTCAATCATATAGTGATGTTAGTGTAGCTTCTGGATTAGGTCTTGTTGGTGCTGGCTTACAAGCCGGCGCTTCTCTCATGAATGCAGGGAAAAAAGGTGGTGATGCTATACAAAAAAATATGGCTCCATTTGTAGCCGAAGCTACGTCCGCTTTTGGTGCAAGCTTGCCAAAACTTGGGTTGGATAAAAATGTTTTATTCACAGCACTTTCTGCCGCAACAGGTGGTGCTTTAGCGGTCAACCCGCAACTAGAATTGATATATCAATCACCATCTTTTAGAAATTTTAGATTTTCTTTTATGTTTTATCCAAGAAGCAGAAAAGAAGCTGAACAAGTTTTAAGTATTATTGATATGTTCACATTTCACCAAGCACCAGAAGTTTTAACTTCATCATTTGGAAGATATTTGGTTCCTCCATCCGAGTTTGACATTAAATTTTATTATAATGGCCAAGAAAATCCAAATATACCTAAAGTTTCTACTTGTGTGATGACGGGAATTTCAGTTGATTATGCACCAAATGGTTTTGCTTCATATGAGACATTATTGAACTCACCTGAACGTGGTGGAACTGGTATGCCTGTTGCTATACGTATGGACCTATCGTTTAAAGAAACAGAAATTATCACTAAACAATTCTTGTCAGGTGAAAAAGTTAAGTACAAATCACCATTCAGAGGCGATGAAGCAATTAATGGTTTAGATTTTGGTAATGAAAGAAGTGGTGAACTTAGAACACAGGCTGAGATTGATGCATCTAATGATTTAGGTGATTGGAATGAAACAGGTATAACATTTGAAACTACTGCTACATCAGATACTGAATTTGATTTAGCTAATGGCGATTGGGGTACAGAAGACACAACTGGAATAGATGAGTCTGGTAGCGGCGGTTCTATAGGAGGTGCATGATATGGCAAAATATTTTAATTTCTTTCCTAAAACATCTTATTATAAAAGTAAAGATTCAACCTCATTAGATGTTGTTACGAATATTACTTCAAGGTTTAACTTTGATGATAGATTGAAACAGAATGCTGCTACATATTACAAATACAAAATAAAAGATGGTGATACACCTGAAATTTTAGCATCTAAAATTTATGGTTCTCCAGAAAAACACTGGATCATTTTGGCAATGAATAACATTGTAGACCCACTTTATGAGTGGCCTTTAGGACAAAGAACAATTGGCAAATTTATTGAAGCAAAATATTCATCGCCATCATATGCTAATACTTCAAATACTGGCGTAACTGGCTTAGAATGGGCAACAAATAATACTCAGGCATATTATAAAGTAGAAAAAAGAACTGATACTTCAACAGGTCTGTATAGAGAAGATAGGATTAGGCTTGATGCTAACACATATGCTAATGTGATTATATCCGACACAAGTTATAGTTTAGGAGATGGAACTCCTTTGAGAATTGTAGTTTCAAAAGAAACAAAATCTTACTATGAATATGAAACTGAATTGAACGAAAACAAAAGAAATATAACCATTTTAAAACCTGAATTTGTAATTGACATTGAAGCAGAATTTAAAAATGTGATGAAAGATTCTATATGAGTGATTTTAATCTAAAGCAACCTACAGACTTTAGAATTAACGAACTGACTCTTGTTACCAAAGGTGGTAAAATTGAGTTGCGAGAGATTTTTGAAGAAATTAACATATATGAAAGTATGTTAGCTCCTTGCATTTCTGGTGATATTGTTATCAATGATGCTATTGGTCTATCTTCAAAATTGTTAATTGATGGTACTGAAATTATTCTAATAGATATAGACAAAGGTGAAGGTCTTTTTAGATTGAAAAGAGCCTTTAGGGTATACAAACAAACTGATAGACGAAATATTAACCAAACAAGTGAATCATATGTTTTGAAATTTGCTTCGGAAGAAGTTATTTTATCTGAACAACAATTGATAACAGAGTGTTATAAAGGCACTTATACCGATACAGTCAAAAAAATATTAAACAATAAACTAAAAGTTCCAGTTTCCAATTTTGTACCAAAGAATTTTGAAAAATCTTATGGTGCAATTGACGTAATTATACCAGGTTTAAAACCATTTGATGCTTTAAACTGGTGTTCAAAGCGAGCCATTGACTCTAGAGGTCAACCAACTTTTATGTTTTTTGAGAATGTGGAAGGTTATAACTTTACAACTCTGTCTAAGATTATGCAACAACCTTCAATTTTCAACGTAAACTTTGATATTAAAAATTTACAAAATGATGATATTAAGACTGAATTTCTTGGCGCAAGAGCAATGGAAGTTATGACACAATTTGATTTTATTAAAAGTACACAAGCTGGCGTTTTTGCAGGAACATTTGTTGGTATTGATCCTCTAACTAGACAAATAGTAACTCAAAAGAAAAGTTTTGATAATGTGTTTGCAACGACCAAACATGGTAATGAAAATCCAAATTTACCTATTGAGACAAATAAATTAGGTAAAACAAACTACGAAATGACCGATTCTAGGATAGTATACTACTTGACAACAGGCCAAAGACCACAATCAGCATATATTAAAGCAAATGAACCTGGTTCATTGCAAGTTGATGATGCACCTCAAAAATACACTTATGCTAGAAAAGCATTGTTACAAAATTTTACATCACAAAGATTAAAAATAGTTTTACCTGGAAACTTTTTAGTATCTCCAGGTCGAACAATTAATTTGGAAGTTCCAACTCGTTCTTTCAATACTAAAGGTGATAATAATTATGATTCAACTTTAAAAGGAAAATATGCTATTCTTTCCACTAGACACATTATAAAATACAATATGTTTGAAACTGTTGCAGAGGTAGTAACAGATTCTTCTGCTAAACCTGTTGTAGCTGCAAACAGACAATTAGCCAAAAGCGTAGGAAACTATTAACATGTATGAAAATGATTTAGCAAATTTAAGCAATTGGACTGGAGTCGTAGAAGATTACGATGACCCGTTGAAGACTGGAAGACTCCGTGTTCGTATCAATGGCTTTCACAATATAAACAAAACAGTTTTACCAACAGATTGTTTGCCTTGGGCTATGGTTGCATTACCAGTTAATGGCTCAACAACATCAGCTGGACCAAAAGTTGGAGATTGGGTCATTGGTTTTTTCTTTGATAAAGAATCAGCACAACTTCCAGTTGTAACTCACGTTCTTCCAGGTATCAATACTGTACTTGTTAAACAACCTGTTGGTGCACCTCAGATGCCAGCTGGTGAAATCTATGATAGACCCGGCCAACCATCTTTGCCACCATTAGGCCGAGGAGTTGTACAATATACTGCGATAGATACTTCAAATAGAAGGCGAGCACATATTTGTGATATTTCATATGAAGTGGATCAAACTGTTGGTGCTATGAAAAATCTTTATGGTCCTGTTGTTGAAGCTATTAGAAAACTTATTAATCTCGTAGTAGGAACATCAAATTATGACCCAACAGGTCTTGTAAAACAAGCAATCGAATTTGCAAGACAAATTGTTAGATTCATTAAAGATGTTACAACAACTTTGAAAAAAATACAAGAAACAATTGATGATTATTTGACCGTGTTGAGAAGAATCTCAGCAATGATTACCTATCTTCGTAGTTTACCGGAAAGAGCTTTGGCATTTTTAAATGATTGTTTAGGAAATTTATATAAAGCTTTACGAGCCGGTGTTGCATCATTGTTTGCCTTTGATGGTGACTCTGGACTTTTTGGTGAAGTTGGTGAGTTGTTAGATACAATATCAGAAGGAGTTGATGCTGTAACTGAAGCAACTAGAGCTGCAGCTTCAATTGCTGCAACTCCACAAAAAATTGCAGCAATAATAGCAACACCAACAAGCGCTGCTGAAGCTGCAGCTGCAGGCAAACAAATAGAACAATTAATTACTGATGCTGGTGTACCACCAAGCCCTATAGATGTTGGAACAGGACCTTAATGTGAAAGTTAAATAAAATATGTCAGATACATTTATACCTTATGAGAGAGAAGTATTACCTGAGAGGCCTGAAACTGATTTAGGTTGGACTGAGCCAGAATCGCCAGCGTCTACAGAATATCCACCAAAATATCCATTTAATAATATTACACAAACTCCATCTGGACATATGTTTGAGATGGATGATACACCCGGCGGAGAAAGAATACGTATACATCATCGCTCAGGAACATTTACTGAAATACATCCAAACGGTGATGAAGTGCATAAAATTTATGGTGATGGTTATGAAATTATTACCAAAAATAAAAATGTATTAATTAGTGGTGCTTGTAATATTACGATTAATGGTGATTCAATTCTTCATGTTAAAGGTAACAGAAAAGAAATTGTTGAAAAAGATTATAACCTTATTGTTAAAGGTAAATACAACCTTGTATCAAAAGGTGAAGCTAGTATACTGTCAAAAGAAGACATGACTATTGGTGCTGGTGGTGATGTTTTAGGTGGTGGAGGTTCTCTAAATATTAAAACTGGTGACCACTTATTGATAACTGGTGATTTGGAAGTTGACGGACATCTCGAAGCTTATTCAGTTGGTGCTGTTAGGGTTGATGCTAGAGCTGGTCTTTCTTGTGGCATAGGTGATCCTGGTAACCCACTCAAAGGTAGATTACCAACACCACCTTTAGGTATTTTTTCCGCAACAACTATTACTGCTGTGCTTTCTGTGGCCGCACCATTGGGAACTTTTGGTTTGATGAGTGCTGTATTGATGACAGACACGGTAAATACGGCACTACACAACTGTCACTTCCACGTTGGCTTCAAAGCC